GTGGTTTACAGTTGATGAAAAACGATTTGATTGAATGTGCCCAGAAGTGGAATAACCCTCCGCGAGAGATATTAGAATCCTTTGAAGGCAAGGTCAAGACGTTTCCGAAAGCATTGAATTGGGTGACGGAAGCGGGAACGATTAAAGCTATCGACGAAGGAATAAGGGGTAATTTTCCGATAAGCAAAGACATTCTCGAAATGGAGCGTGATGAGGTTAGGAAGATATTCCTGAACGATATATTTATTCAGTTGAGAGACTTAAAGGGCGACCGTAGAAACGAGTTAGAGATTCGGGCGCGACTAACCGAGGGCCTTCAAAGGTTAGGTCTTTCCTATGGTAAGCTAACTGAGGAATGGTTGAACCCACTTGTAACCAGGGACATTCTGTTGCTTCAAAGAAACGGCGAACTACCATCCCTACCACCTGAGATGCAAGGTAAATCGTTTAAGATTGAATACGTTGGCAGGTTAGCGATGGAACTCAAGGGCCAGCAAGCCAGGGGATTCCAGCAGTGGGTCGGTAACGGCGTGGAAATAGACCCAGTGTTCCCGGTTACTGACAATATCAGGTTCGATGAAGGATTCAGGAGATTAGGTGAAACTCTCGGCGTAAGTATCGAAGACATAGCCACCCCCGAAGAGGTACAGGAAAAGCGTGATGAACGTCAGGCCAAGTTAGAGGCGCAGCAGGCGTTAGAGGTAGCGGCAATGGCCGCGCAGGGATACGGACAGACTACCAAAGCCCCTGAAGAAGGAAGTTTAGCCGGGGCTGTGACTGGAGGTTAGAGTGGACAGAGAAGATAGGGCCAAACAACTAATAGTAGATATGATTGGCACATTCGGCACACCTGAAGGTAAGAGAACGCTCGATGTAATATCTCATTTCTGCTCTGAGCATGAATCGACTTACGTAAAAGGCGATACACATGATACGGCGTTTCAGGAAGGGACGCGGTGCGTGATTTTATATATACGAGAGATAATGGCAAAAGACCCGAACAGGGTCAGACAAGAAAAAGCAAAGGATTAAATTATGGGAAAAGACAGAGAAGTATCAAGTGAAGAGAAGTTGTTGGCAGAGAAAATATCCGGCATGGAGGATAAACTTGATAACATAGAGCACAGGTTAAAACTCTTGGAGATTCTGGCGACGAAGGGTACGCCGGGTATTCAGCAGGAAGCGCCTCAACAGCAGGACAAGAAAGTTATCCAGATAAACGCAAACGGTAGAAAATATATCTGCATAACACAAGAACAACTCCATATATTCAAGGAAAACAACCCTGGTGTAAAAATGGAGACTTATACTATCGAAATGCCTGACCATATAATCGATAAGTATATGAACGACCCGGAGAATAAAAAACAGCTTACGAAAAAGGAAGAGACAATTGGTGTCACAGTTGACGCCGATTAAACCGAAAACAAGAAAGGAATAAATCATGGTAGAAGATGGGACAACTGACGCTGCTGTTGCAGATGCGACTACTACGGACGCCGCAACAACCGCACAACCAACCCCGTTAGTAAACGCCGAAGGCGTACTAAGAGAAGGTTGGAGAGAGTCGTTACCGGAGGACATTCGGAGCGACAAAGTATTTGACAGAGTAAGTAATTTTGAAGGGATAATGAAAACCCTGTCAAGCGCAGAGAGAGTATATGGCAAAGAAAAGATTCCTATTCCCAGCGAAGCGTCAAGCGAAGCTGAATGGGCTGCTTTTCACACAGCAGGTGGTAAACCCGAAACGGCGGGAGATTATAATTTAACCCGCCCGGAAGAACTTCCTGAGGAACATTATAGTAAGGAGTTAGCAACTGCCGCGCAGGAATTATTTCACAAGATAGGTTTGAGCAAGAAACAGGCGGACGCGTTATTTGAGTTTAATAATAATTCCGTGATTGCCCAACTTACCAGTAATGCGCAAGATGCGGAAGCATCAATGGCTCAACTTACTGAAGGGTTGTACTCCGAGTGGGGTAACGCTTACGAACAGAAGAAGCATTTTGGCAACATGGCCATAGAGCGAGGGTCTGCCGGTAATGCCGAATTTAAAGCGCGTATTGCCGAGAAGTTCGGTAACGACCCTGACTTTATAAGATTTACTTCAAATCTCGGCGGCATGTTTTCTGAGGCTGGCTCTCTAACAGTTGAAATGATTCCAACTCCCGGCGATATACAAACCCAGATAGACGATGCAATGGCGCATAAATCTTATGGTATCGATTACGCCAAACACGGATTCACGAAAACACAACATGATGCACAGGTAGAAAAAATACGACAGTTATTTGTAGAAAAAACAAAGCATCTTAAAGCCGGATAACCGCAAGACCCGGTTTGAAGATATAGGACAACCTCGCAAGAGACCCGAAAGACGGTAGTAACCTACCCGCTTAGCGGCGCAAGTAGGAAAGACCCGTAAGGATAACCTTTCCGTTAAACATAAATTGTTTTAACTAAGAAAGGTTATCAAATGAGTTTCGAGATTACAGTAGCGTTTGTTGAACAATACAAGGCCACTATCCTGTTATTGAGTCAGCAACTAACGAGTCGCTTGCGAGGTACAACCATAGAACAAACCGTTCTTGGTCGTACTTTCTACGGTGAACGTATCGGCGCAACCGCCGGTGCAGACATTGAAGACAGGCACGGCGACACTCCCCTTATCTCCACCCCCCACTCAAGACGCCGAGGTTCAATGGTAGATTGGGACTGGGGCGACCTTGTGGACGACCTTGATAAGCAGAAAATGCTTATTGACCCACTGAGTACCTATCTCCAGAATGCTTTTGGTGCAGCAAGTCGCAGAATTGACAAACATGTTTACGATGCTTTAGGCGGAACTGCTGCGGCTGGTCAATCCGGTGGCGATACGGTCAATAACTTCGATGCAGGCGAATGTCGTCTTATCGACAGTGACGGTACGGTAGTATCTGCTGGTTCTAATCACTCGGCGGCTACATCCACAGGTTTGACTATTGCCAAACTTCTGACGTGCAAACAACTTCTTGACGAAGGTGATATTGACCCCGAACGTCAGCGTTATTTTGTAACAAACCCGTTCAATCTCAACGAATTGCTCAATACCACAGAAGTTAAGAGTTCCGACTTCAACACGGTCAAGGCTCTGGCAATGGGTCAGATTGATACATATATGGGTTTTAAGTTTTTAATGTTACAGAATTTCCAGGACGCGATTAAGGGTCATTTGCGCGACAGCGAAGCCGAAACAGCTGGTGAAGCCGTTGAATGTTACGCATGGGCGCAAAACGCGATTTCGCTCGGTGTAGGTAAGGACATAACGTCTCGTGTTACGGAACGTGCTGATAAGCGTTATTCAATTCAGCCGTATGTAAAGATGAGTTTCGGAGCGGTCCGGGTCGAAGGACCTGCCGTTGTCGAGATTTCATTGAAGAAATCTTAGTCGGACAGGACTAAGTTAAACCTAATTGAAAGGAAATTATTATGGGAAATCCAGGTTCAGGGTTACAGAACTTTCCGAACGCGATAGCAGGTCAGTTGAAGATAGATGTATCTGATACTACGCAGTTCGGCGTTTACAGTACGGGAACTGCAAGAAAATTCATTTCTGGTACTCGTTATCGTATCGGCGACCGTGTATTTCATTACGGACTCGCCACTGGCGCGATGGTCCCGAAACAGGGCGGCCAGAATGACGGTGTGTTTAGCGGTATCACAGGTGGTAATGTAACAGCAAGAGGCCCCGGTGATTTATGGGTTGATATACTTCTCGATTCTACAACCGGCGGAGCAACATGGTTCGGTACAAAGAACAACATGGTAGGCGGTATGTATAGTCAGCCTGATACAGCCAATTCGCAGTTCAGGATGATTACCGGGCACGAAAAGGGTTCTAACGGTGCTACTATCAAGGTTTATCTTGATGGTCCGATTACCCGAACGATGATAGCGACGAGTTTCTCGGAGTTAGCCCAAAATCCGTACAACCAGTTGAGTCAGTCGGGAAGCAACATGGCTTCGTTTATGGGAGTACCTACTACAGCCGTAGCATCTGGTTCTTTTGCTTGGTTCCAATCATGGGGTCCAGCGTGGATGAATCCGAATACTCCGGTTGCCGATACAGCAAACTGGCGTACAGTAGTGTTTCATCAGTCTGGTAGTGTACAGGGTTTTGATGATGCAACAGGCGAGACTGGCCATCAAGTTGCAGGTTTTGTAATTGACAAGACCTCCGGCGATAACCCTCCGTTTATCTTCTTACAGATAAGCCCGTTCTAAAGTTATTAAGGTGGAGCGCTTAACGGCGCTCTGCCTTTTTGAGGTATATTATGGACGAAGCAATGAAAGAAGCGGTCAGGCGCGGCGACGAAGAGATAATCCCCGCCAATGTTTCGGACGTGGATTTACAAGACGAGATGAATGCCCGTTCCTGTAAAGCAGGTTTAACAAATAGACGAGGCGAATGTGCGAGTAGTACGGGTAAGATTATGACGACTGTACCTTTTGGTAAAACAAAACTAAACTTATGGCCGCGAGATAAGGCCGGGAACTTAATTGATTAAAGGAAATATCATGGCAAAGAAAGAAACAGAAAAAAAGAAAGCATATTGCGATATGACTCGTGAAGAGCGATATAAAGAGGCTCAGAAAGGAAAGAAATAATGGCAGCGACAACAAATCAAACATTCTGGGGTTTTCTGTTTTGGATAAAAAACAACAGACACAAGTCCATCGAGGCGATGACGGAAGATGATTTGGATGCTTACGCTTTAGCTTTTGCGACAGTAAACGAAACAGTAAGCACTCTAACCAGCACAGACCCATTAACTTATGGGACTTTGGAATGGCCGCAAAAGGACGGATTATCAGACGGGGCTGGTGTTACCGCTGTTGGTACCAAAGCGACGGCTGACCAGTCTCACTATAACGAAACTCATTACTCAGGAGACTAATCATGGCTTTAGATGCAATCAGTACACCAACAAGCGTCGAGGCTGTTCCTCACGAGAGCAGAGTGTCGTTTGTTATAAATGGTAACGAGGCGGATGCAGGGACAGCCATTGAAATCAAGGCTGCGCCCGGAGTGGGCAAGGCTTTGTATATCACTCATATAATTCTGGGTAGCGATGACGCAGACGCCCACCCGCATTTGCAGGACGAGGACGACAATGTTCTTTTCGGACCGCTCTTTTCTACTGTAGAAGGGCCTATACTAAGTCATAAATTTGAGCGACCGTTAAAGGTTGTTACCAATAAAGCCTTAGAACTCAAAGCTGCTGCTGCCGGGAATGTTTTTATCTATGTCGAAGGCGCTATAGCGAAAGGGTAATCATGGCGGAAGTCGAAGAAGAAGTCACATTTCACACAAGAGCGGACCAGGTTAAGTTTATTACACAAACTAACGGTGATAAAATCCGCATAGATAAGTTGGAGTTGGCACAAGGTCAGGCTACGAGTATTACATGGCTGGTTAATGCCAGTAATTCAGACCTCCAACTTGAATGGCAAGTTAAGATAAAAGGTGCATAATGCCTGAGTCCAATACATCTATCTGTAACCAGAGTCTCGGCAGAATCGGCGCAACGCGAATAAATGATTTTGACGATACTTCTGAGACTTCTCTATCGGTGATTCAGTGCAGACTCCATCTTGAACCGTCAAGAGATGCTCTTTTGAGGTCGTTTTTCTGGCCGTTTGCCGCAGCGCGCAAGACTTTATCACCAGATACCGTTGACCCATCTTTTGAATGGGATAATCAATTTATATTGCCGACTGATTTTTTGTATTTGAGGTCTATTTTCGACAGTGCGGATATAGGTGCGTTAAGTTTAAGCGATTCAAGACAATCTCATGCTATTGAGGGAAGGCGGATTCTAACGAATGATTCGAGTATGAAAATACGATATACTAAAAAAGTCACCGACCCTTCGCAATTCGACCCATTATTCGTAGAGGTTTTGGTTTTACGGCTAGCTATGAAACTCACTGCTGGTTTAGCGAAGACTGACCCTAAATTACGGTCCGATATTTTAACTGAATTGAGGCTTTTGATGCCCGCAGTTCGCGCATTGAGCAGGCAGGAAGCGGAATTGATAGGCAGGGTTGATTTGTTTTTATGGAACGATGCAAGGGCCACTATCGGCGGCAGGACGAATTTTCCTTTTGAGGCTCCATAATGGCAAATGAGATATGGCATTCCGCTGACGAGTCCAAAACCTTATATGGTCTTATCTGGCAAAAAACCGATGACAAGGTATGGAATAACACCGATAGCCAGTTCGATACCTACACGGATGCTGATATTTTAAAATATGATATTCCGCTGACTAATCAGGTCGATAGTGACTATCATAGTGCAGATTTTCCATCAGCTATTGGCGCGGGCGTTTACAGGGTTCAGGTCATGGAGCAGGTCGGCGGTTCCATCGACGCCGATGCCGACGTTGTAGTTGCGCAAGGCGAGATATATTGGGACAGTACTGCGGAGATAGATATTTTCACGTTAGATACTACTATCAATGACGATGTTATAGGTACAGACGGCGATACACTCGAATCGTTATCCGACCAGTTAGACGGTTTGACGAGTTCGGCATTTAAGAATACAAATGTCTACCCACAGGGGGAATAGTGCCTAATCTTGCGATATTATCATTTAACGGCGGCAAGTATACTCCTCTGATTGACAACCGGTCGAATATAGCAAAGTATCCATCCGGTTGTAGAATCTTACAGAACATGATACCGAGGATTTATGGCCCTGTCGAGCGTAGGCCGGGCTTTTTGTATGTCGCAGACGTTGACGATAGCAGTGTTAAGTCTCGCATGGTATCGTTTAATTTCTCGTCCACTATTTCGTACAAGTTGGAGTTTTCCGCACTTAAACTCAATGTGTATTTCGAGCAGACCCTGATTGAAGCGGATATTGCCACACCATACCTTGAAGCAGACCTTTTCCAGCTTCAGTCCAAACAGTCCGCTGATGTTGCGTGGATTGTTCATTCCACTTACGCGTCACGCAAACTGTCACGAACAAACCCCACCACTTTCTCCTTAGATACCATCACGTTCGACAAAGGCCCGTTTATTAAGCGCAACGACCTTGTTAACGACGATGATGTGACGATAGGGGTTACGGGGACTACTATCGCGACGGCGACAGCAGGCGCGGCAGGGGCGGGCACATTTACAATTACAAATGCCACTGATACGTCGGCGCTTTTTCCTGTAAACCAAAGATTCTATGTAACCGGTTCCACAGGCAATGATGCCGCTTATACTGTCGCTTCGGCGTCTTTTTCGTCCCCCACATTAACTATAACCGCTAACGAGGCGGTTGCCGACGGAACTGCCGACGGAGAAATTATGGTCGATGGTGGGACGGTAACTTTAACCGCTTCGTCTGCTGTATTTAATATTGACGGCGACCATGATGACGCTCTATTTAAGTTGACTCACAAAAGACTGCAAAAATCAATAGTCGGGTCAGCGACAGGAACGGAGATTATAGGTAACGCCATAGACGCCAAAGGATTGTGGACTCTTACGTCTAAGGGGAATTGGGGCGGGGAATTTGACATACAACGTCGGGCAGATACTACAAATTGGGAGATATTTAGAACTTTTTCGTCTCGATTGGAAAATGGAGCGGGTGATTTCAACGCACAAAAATCACATGAAGAATTAGACGATGGTGTGCAGTATAGAATAGCCGCCAGAGTAACAGGCGGAACGCTTAGTGTGGTGTTTGAAGTTGACGAGAGTACTCAGGACAGCATATTCAGGATAAGCGCCACTGGTTCGACAGTTTCGGTTACAGCAACTGCTGTAATAGCTGCTCCTGATAATGTAGTTACCAAGCGATGGGCGGAGGGGTCATGGTCTTCTGTTCGAGGTTATCCGTCGGCGATTACGTTCTTTGAGGAACGAGCAGTTTATGCTTTTACTAATCTAGACCAACAGGGCATATGGCCGAGCGAGACGGGCGAGTTTGAGGATTTCGAGGCGGGTACTAATGCTGCGGATTCGTTCGCACTCAATCTTCCTACGGCCGATAAGGGTGAATGGTTGGGTTCGCTAAAAGTCTTAGCAGCAGGTACAAGGGGTGGCGAGTGGGTATTATCTACACCTATAGATGAACCGTTAAAGCCAACTAACTTCAAGATGGTCGAACACACTGCTCGTGGTAGTGCCGATATTCAAGCGACAGAAGTTAATGAAGCAATTCTGTTCATTGACAGATTTGCACGCAAAGTAAGAGAATTTACATTTAGCGATGAAAAACAAAAACACGTATCTCCTGACTTGACTGCTTTGGCCGAAGATATTACGTTAGGTGGTATTACAAGTGTCGCTGTCCAGAAGAACCCTGACTCTATTGTATGGTTTACCATAGCCAATAGTCCTTATCTTCTGTCTATGACCTATGAAAGAGAACAGGACGTAATAGCATGGTCGCAGCATCCTCTTGGTGGGGGTGGAATAGCTGAGTCGGTCATAGTAACCGCCGGTGACACCGAAGATGTAGTAACGATAACCGCCAAATTCACAATAGACGGGGTAACGAAAAGATACATTATGGACATGCAGCCGAGGGACTGGGGTTCGACTACCAGCGCGGCTGATTCATTCTTCGTGGATGCAGGGATAGTAGATACCAGTGGAACTACCACGATAACAGGATTAGACCATCTTGAGGGCGAAACGGTAGCGGTTTTAATTGACGGCGCGGTGCATCCGACAAGAGTAGTAGAAAGTGGACAGATAACGATAGACGAAACAGGGTCGAGAGTGGTGGTAGGGTTGCCTTACGAGTACCAAGTCTCGCCTATGAGGGCCGATATTGTAACCCAACGTGGAACGACTTTGGGCAGTACTGAGGCAATACCTGAGATAGTATTAAGTTTGTTTGCATCGGGTAATGTAAATTATGGCGATGGTACAACCCAAAGACCGATAGATTTTCGTACTGATGAAAATTACAATGGCCCGCCGGATTTGTTTACTGGAATCACCGAAGGATTAGCATTTGACGGTGGTTTCACTATGGAAAAAAATGTTGTAATTTCAGGTAGTGACCCGCTGCCTTGCACAGTTAGAGCAATAATATTAAGAACAGACCAGACTGGGAGGTAAAATTGACATTTACGAATCAGACTAACAGAACGTCAGCGACAGGTACAGGTTCTACGGGGCAGGAAGTACCGTTCCTTTTTCCCATAAAAGCCTCTGGCGACCTGACTGTATATAAACTGGTAACCGCTACTGGTGTTCAGACTACACTGACTGAAACGACTAATTACAGTATAGTCATAGACGGT